AAAAAAAATTAACTTAAGTCAAATTAATTATTATGTCTTGAAAATACACTTCTCAAAATTTCTAAATTACCTTGTGCCGTTGCTAATTTTTCAATATAATTATCCATTTCTTCAATCAAATCAGGATGTTCACCGATTGCTGTTGGATTTTCAAAATAATTATCTACGGTAACTTTATAACGAAGAATTTCTGCTTCGTATTTTAATTTTAATGCTTCGTATGTTTCTCTTTTCATTCCTACTCTTTTTAATGTTTATTGGTATGAATGTAACTATAATAGATAATAATTTTAAAGTCAAATTATGTACCTCTTAAAAACTTTTTTTGATTTTAAAATCTTTATCCACTGATTTTATTTTATTTAGAACCCAACTTTTGAGATTTTTTTTGTCTTTGACTAATTCTTCACCATTTTCATTATCTTTTAATGGTAACTCAACAACTTTTTTCGCACCTTTTAAAAAATGACTACCACTGTTTTTTCTACAATATTTAACTAACCCATTATCACCAACTAAAATTAAATCATAAACAATATCATTACAATCAATACCGTTACCATTAACAATAATATACTCCAAGTCTTTAAATGGTGAATATGTTCTGTAACCATCAATCTCAGGTTTCATTTCTCTTTTTTCTGATTCATTAATTGCCCAATCTTCAGGTTGTTCTAAATCAGGTTGTAAACGATAGTTGGTTGTCAATTCATCACCTGTATTAATAGGTTTGGATGCAACTAAAAATCTTTGGTTATTAATTAATTCATTATGACAGTTAGGTTCATCACTATGATTATGTAATTTACCTAGTTCTGTGAAATTATAATTAGACCCATTGATTGTATGGAGTAACCCAATGGTTTCGTTTTTATTAAGATTTTTGTTCGCAAAAACTCCTTTTCCGTGAATTTTACTTTGGTCTACGAAATACTTTTTTTTTTAGAATCTTTGTTAAATGATTCATTTATATTTTTTGAACTGTTAATTTTTTCTTTTAGTAGTTCAACAAATCTATTTTGTATCATTTTGGTGAATTTTACATAAGCAGCATCATCTTCTTTTTTCTTGTAACTCTTTTTTCCTGATGGTGGTCTACTCGGCCTACCAAAATAATTAAGTGCAGATATATTAGTTATACATTTATGTCCTCCTGAATTTGCTTGTATCATATCCCATGCAGGTACACCTAACTTATCTAATATTTCCCACTCACTATCTGTAAGTTCATCATTAGGTTTATTCATAATGTTTTTGATTCTTTCCATAAACACTTCACCACCTTCAATAGAACGCATCTTATCTCCATAAAACGCTTCTAAATCCGCATTAGTGAATCCTACAGATTCTTTACTGAAATCTTTACCTGATTCTGAAATCCATTTAATTGTAGATAGTGGGATAATCCTATCCTTAAGTTGTGATTCCCATTTTGATAATACTTCTTGTGCAATCTCACCTAAATTCACTCCCTTTAATTCTCTTTCCCCCTTAAATGGATTACAACTTGCTTGTACCAATCCCATTGGCCAAGCAATAACCAAGAAGTCGGCGTCAGGATAATTCTTAAATGGTGTATATCTATCATAAGAACCTGGTTTAAACATAGAACCCCCACCATATTGAACTATGATTCCATCATCATAATAAACTTTATCACTTTCTTTTTGTTTCTGAATATAATCCAATTGATTTGCAGCCATTTCTTCAGGAGATGCATATGGTTTTTTCTCAGGTCTTCCCCATTTATTAACAGCCTTACCTTGAGCAACTCTTTCATCAAATTTCATGTTTTCCCTCTGTGCTATCCTATTGATATTTTGGAAAATATTCATCAAAGATGGTTGAGATGTCATCACCAATTCTTCTAAAAACCCTGGTTTGTTTTTAAATGCCAACAATAATTTATTTGTTGCTAATCCCAAAGCCATTTTATTCTGTTGAAGATTTTTATCTCTCTGTATTTGAAATACAAAGTTCATAATGTCTTCAGGTTTTAATCCAAACCTTGAAAAATCTGCGGAGTCAACCGTAGATATTAAAGTAACGTCTTCATTTGGAAATATATCTGTAGGAGACATGACTTGAGACAGTGTCGCAACATTTGAACGAGATGGTCTAAATGATGTAGATGTATCTTTTTCTACTCCGCTTTGTGAATCGTGGTGGTCTGTGTGAACAACGAACATTGGTTTTCCGTGAGCAAAGTCAACCAATACTGGCATTGTATCACCTTTGGCGTCCATCTTTTTAACAGAAAATTCTTTATCTCCGTATTGAATAATTTCAGCGTCTACGACTTCAATACCATTATTTTCCAAATAGTTTTTCATCGCTAGTGCAGTTGTTACACCATCTAAATCTTGGTGAAAATATATTTTTGCCTTTGGGTATCTATCAGCCAGCGCTTTTATATTTCTTAAACCCGATTCTTTAATTATTGTTTTCATGCCGCCCCTGTACTAATAGCTCTAAGTTTATCACCTTCTACTTCAATCTTAAAGTTTTTAAATCCTTCACTAGGGTTTTTTTCATATGTAAAGACCTCACCTTCTTGACCAAAACAAATAGTAATTTTATCTGTAATGTTATATTCTTTATTTAAAGATTTGATAGTTGTTAATTCTCTAGGTAAAAAATTCCTAATACCTTCAACATCATTTATTACAGAAGTTACACAATTATCGTCCTCCTCTTTTAGATACTGTCTTTTGGTTGCATTCTCGTGGAGATTTAAAATTCTATTTCTCTCTGAGTCATCTATTCTAAATTGTCTCATGTTAATATACTTTTAATATAAATACTTTATAAACAAAAAAACCCCTTATCATAAGGAGTTTTTTATCATGGTAAAGAATTTACCTTGTCTTATCTCATCTGGTTTTTCAAAAACCTCTTCCATATTGTATTCACCAATTCTTTTTGGTATATATAAATCATTATAATTGGTATAAACATTATCATAATCTCTATTAATGGCACCATTGATTATATCACGAGTTTGTGATAATGAAAATCTTTTATAATGTTTATCAAATCCTGTATTTACCAACCATACTTCAACATTTGGGAATTCCATAAGTTTTTCTCTAAATAATTTTGTATAGTCAGATATTCTTCTTGGTAAGAAAGGGTCACCAAAACATGGTGAGAATACTGTTGTTGGTTCATCAATACCAACTTCCGTACCTGCAACTTTTGATGTATAACCCAATTCAAAAAACTTAACTGCCTGATTATTATCTAATAGTGCAATCGGAGGTAAAACTCCAAAAGCATCAAATGACAAAAAGAATATGTTCTCAACTTCATCTCCTCTTCCTGTCATACTAACTTTCACGTCTTTTCTTATCTGATTTAACGGATATGATACTCTAATGTTTTCAGTAATTGTACTATCTGTGAAATCAGGTTCACCATTTTCATCAACTATTATATTCTCTAAAAGACTGGTATTAATTTTTGTAAAGTTGCTATGTATTGCATCCCATATGATTGGTTCTTTTTCTCTTTCCAAATCAATTAACTTAGCATAACATCCACCTTCGAAATTAAATATATTTCGTCCGTCCCAACCATGTTCATCATCCCCTATAAAGAATTTAAAAGGGTCTGAAGACAATGTCGTCTTTCCTGTACCTGATAGTCCAAAAAATAAATTAACCCCGATACCTTCCTTTGTATTTGCATTTGCAGAACAATGCATGGGTAAAACTTCTCTGTCAATCAAAAGAGTATTCATCACTGTAAACACACTCTTTTTGATTTCCCCTGTATAACTTGTACCCGCAATTAAAATGTGTTTATCGTCAAAATCTATGATAACAAAATTTTCATTTTTAACATCCGAAGGTCTATTTTTACTTACAAAATTTGGTACGTGAATAATATTCCATTCAGTAAATGAATTAGAATAAACAGTAAACAAATTTTGTGGGTCTATAAGCATATTATTAAAGAATATGATAGCACACGGTTCTGTTGATTCTATATTAAAAGTGATTGAATGTTTATAGGAGTATCCAACAATTCTTCTTGACCTAATCGTTTCTTCATTCTCAATAAACTCATACATCTCATTTTTTAATGAGATATAACTTTCCCTGTTAACTTTTTGATTTATTGGCCTGTCAAAATCAATCACATTATTTGCATACTCACCATCAGAAAAATATCTGTCTTTTGGTGAACGTCCTGTAAATTTACCTGTGTTGAAATACAACAAATCATCTTTGGTTGTTTTTAATCCTTTCTCCTTTGCAAGGTTCATTAATTGCTCGGTAGTTTCGTGATATAACATTTTTTAATTTTATTTGTTAATTCTTCAACAGAAATTTTAAGTTGTTTCTGTTCAAGCTGATATTCTTTTATTCTTTGTTCAGCCACTTTACAATAATTATCAGAAATATCAATTCCTATCCATTTTCTACCTAACATCTCTGCAGCCAAACAAGTTGTACCTGACCCATTGAAAGGGTCTAAAACAATGTCTTCTTTATATGACAATATCTTAATCGCGCGATATGGAATATCTAAAGAGAATGTAGCTTTGGTCATTTGTCTTGTGTCGGCAAAGTAGTTCCATTGACCGTATACAAGTGAAATAAAATCTTTTTTATCCTTTTCTTCATAAACCAATTTACGTCTCTCTCCACCATTTTTTTTGTCCTCAACCATCTGATATTCCCCTTTCCATTGTGGCGTACCTTTGACTTGTTTTTTATGTAGATTCTTGTAAGCCAAAATCACACACTCTTTTGGATTATAGATGTATGGTGATGATGGACTCATCCAACTACCCCATGCGGTTGTTTTACTTCTATGTGGTGAACTTTCTTCTAAATCAACAATACCAAAGAATCCGAACCCAATTTCTTTCATAATCATCCACATCTCTGCAGAGAAATAAATTCTACCACCTTTGTCTTGTCTATTAATTTCATATGGAATATTAAGAGCAATTCTTCCATCATCTTTTAAAACTCTATATGCCGCACTCAACCATTCTTTAGCAAATATTTTATATTCTTCAAAGTATTTGTCGTCATCCCAACTGTCATAATCAATTCCAACACCATATGGTGGAGATGTCACAATCAAATCAATCGTGTTTTCCTCCATCTCCATCATTTTCTTGATAGAGTTTTGTGTATATATCTTGTTCGTTTCTGTTTTCATTTTCTATTGTTTTTATCCTTCTATTCAAGTACCATAACGCTTTTTTTAAATCTTGTAAAGGTGGATTACCATCTTTTTTTCCACTTCTACCGATATATTTTAGTACGTTGAATAGGTACGCATCTCTATCTGTTCCCCACGCTTCAGCTACTTTAACCACTTCATAAGGATTTTCTTCTCCACCATAATGTTGTGGGTGATTAACCATTTCCATTTGTGTCTTCAGTGATTTTAACAATTTTATCTTCTATATTTTTCGCCTCCATATAATAATTGTCTGATTTTTTTCTATCAACAGTACTATATTTATGTGCGAGATTAAGAAGTTCATCTCTTTTATTTCTTAACCTTTTCAGTTTTATATTTGTGAAAAATCCAATCATGATTTAATTTTTTGCTGTATGTTTTTTTCTTTTATTTTCTTTCCTTATTTTTCTTTTTTTCTTATCTGACATATTATCAGAAATTTTTTCTTCTTTTAATTCTTCTACTGTTATTTCTTTTACAGTAACTTCTAATTTATTGTTCCACAGGTTTTTTGGGCAATATTCCCAACCTTCACGACTGACCATGTATTGTGCAACATCGTCTTTTACCCTTTTAATGTCATTGTTCTTTTTTACCGTCTTCATTTTCGTAGATTTTTTTTATTATTTGTTCTTTTTTATGACCTTCTTTGAATAATTGATAAAAATACATTGACCAATCATCTCCAAAAATTAATGCATCAGAAGAAAATAGTGTATTCAAGTGATTTTCTTCAGTCAATAATATAGTGTCTTTGTTTATAAATCTTTTATGGAAACCCATTTGTAATCTGAATTTAATCTAACTGAAATTATGTGTTTTTCATTCCATTCATTTGGTGCAATAATAGATAAGAATTTTTCATTTTTTTTGTTTTCATACAGATGATATATTTCTCCAACTATTGGTTCAAATGAATATTTTGAATTATAGATGAGGCTATTTAATTCCACTTCATCTATTAAATTATAATACTTTTGTACTATTTCTTCAAGTTCTGAATTGAATATTTTTTCTATCTTATTTACACCTTTGGTTTTAAATCCATCAATATTTTCTAATCTAATTGCAGGTGCAGAAATATTAGAACCATATGGTAATAAAAATGAGTTAAATGTTTCCGTTTCTTCATCCCAAACAATATGGTCAGGATATCTACTTTTCTTTTTTATTTTATCCATCTTTGTCTTTTAACTCTTCTAACTTCACCGATTGATTTATATAGTTTAAAACTTTTCTTTTTGTGACTGATAAAAGACATCCTTCCAATGGAAATTCATTATCAAAACTGGCTTCAAATAATAATTTTTTGTTTGAAATTTTTTTATTTATTGTTTGACCTCTTTCTATAAGTTCAAAAGTACATTTTTCTTCATCATATTTTGGATTAATTTTTTTAATCTTAAATTCATAAAGAAATTTTTCACCTTTATATTCAAATTTCAAGAATCCTTTTTTGATGTTTCTTTTGGTCAATACCAACCCTTTATTCAAATTTCTTACCGATATAGATTCAAATATTACAGACCATATTGATTTAGCGATTAAAAAATAATCCCTTAACTTATCATTTGAACTTTTAGCAATATCTTGTATCTGCTTAATCTCATCCAAAGTGAAGTTTTGTATTTTCTCACTTTTGATGTTTGCAAGTAAAATTTCGTCGTCGTCTTCTTCAGGTTCTTTTTTTAAACCTATGATTGAATTTTGAGTCATGATAGAATTAAAATTA